ACTGACTATAGGTCTCGGTTTGCGATCAGTGTGTAAGAATATTTATCTTAGCATATCGTAACATTTGCGTCAACACATGAGTATATTTACTCATAACTTTATGAGTAAAAGTAATGACAATGATTAGATTTTCTTATGTCTTAGGTAAACTAGGTCTAAGCACATTCTTTCTGACATATTCTCTAAATGACCATCCCCAATCCCAAACATGCATGTCATATAATTCTGGTGGTAAGTCAACAAGACCAAGTGATCTCTTCAATCTTCTTACCCAGAAAGAATTATTTTTATTTGAATCACGATTACCAAGTTGGAAACCTTTATCAAATATCATATTGATCTTATCTTGTATTGAATACTTACTATGTGTTGTCTTGATTGTAGTAGGATCATACCACCAAGATCCTTCTGGCATCCATGCAGGTGATTGGAGTGCTCTATCCCATGTATCAGGGTCTTTCAATTCATTCCAACCCACTCTCCATATTTGATGTTCATCTTGTATACCTGTGTACGGTCTGATCTCTTTCAATAAATCATAACACTCTTCCAATATCTGATCATAAGTACTATTCTCATCAAAGTGACCTGCCTGTGGGTGTCTTTTATTCCTTGCAACTTTTGACTTGGGTGATGTGAGGTCAATCCCTATTGTCTCCCAGTTGTGTATTCTACTCCACTTCAAACCAGTCAGTTGTCTGGCACAATCAAATGATATCTGATCTCTATTAGATCCTATCTTACTATACTTCCACCACAAATCATGAAACTCTTTCATCTCACTATCCACCTGCCTCCATAGACAAGTCAGCACAGGTGAGCAATACTGTTTGAAATCATAATCAACTTCTCTCAATGCATCCACAAGTTCTATGAACTGTTCTCTTGTATTGAAGTTAGCACCAAACCCTTCCATGACTTCATTATGGAATGTAAATCTATGTGGGTGCAGCATGTGAGTCAATGGCACCTCTTTTAGTATTGCTTTACTCTTGTCCACCCATTCTTTAGTGTGAACATAGCATCCATCTAACCATACTGTCTTAGTTCCATCAGGGAATAGTCTATGGGGACACAACTTTGCAAAGGCAGACAACCTTCTAGGGTCACCATCCACTTCATCATATACAAAGTCTGGTATGTCTCTGAATTCCCATGCTCCTTTCTTTTCAACCTTACCATCAGTAAAACAAACATACTTCACGTTTGGATCGTAGTACATGTCATCAGGTATGGTATCATACCAGTTTGTTATACTGGTATAGATTATTATCTGATCTCTCTCAGGATCATCCCACTCAATAGCATACGAATACACACCAGCATCACCAAAGAAAGGTTGACTTGTGATACGATCTGTTCCAGTTCTGTAATATTTTTTCCAATCATATAAACCAGTCACTTCAGTAAGTAAGTCTATAAACTCAATAATATCTACGTCTTCTTCATGGTACACATAATCACCACACCTATTGTTCCACCACTCACCATTAGGTTTAGCATCAGTAAATCTATTGAGTAAATCTCTTGAGTATATTGTCTCAGATTTTTGTGGGCAAAGTTGATAAGCAACAGAGAATGCTAATTGATCTCTTACACCACCCCTGTTGTACCAATCCCACCACATATTATTGAACTCATGATCATTCCAACTTCTCCAAATGATTGTGCATAGTGGTGAGAAGTATTCTTCAAAATTGAAATCAGTCTCTGATAATTCTATAGTAAATTTTAGTATATCATCAGGATCTACCCACCCTCTACTCACATACTCTGCACACTCTTCAAGATAAGAATGTTTGTGTGGGTGTTGCATATATGTGAACCCACCTCTACCTATTATCTCTTCACTCAACTTCTTGAAATCATCATTGAGTAAGTGAACTTTAGATGCGTCAATGTATACACTAGGTCCGTCAAAGGGACATAATATTTTATCTTTTCTACTACTCCTGATTGGATCACCCAGATCCTCTACATCTGTAATAACCTGCACCCAATCTGGTGCTTGAAGATCTTTGATATAATTGTTCGTGTTTATAGTATAGTAAATCATAAGACTCCACTCTTGGTCATCATAAATTCATGATCATACTTTGTATATAGTTTGGGGTGTAGACCTGTAATTTTTTTCAACTCTTGTAGTAATTCATCCTTTCTCTGGTACTGTTTTAGATCCCCTCTCTGTGGATGTTTACCTATTCTACCAAACTTATTATGATAACCCAAAGGTATACCTGCTTGTTCTCTATTCTCAATGATTGATGGTATCACATCTGATTCTTTTAGTGCCATATCAAGTGCAATTTGATCTCTGTTGCATCCTATAAGTGACCACTTGTACCATGACTCATTGAACTTGTTGATCTCTGGTGATATAGTTCTCCACATTATAGTGCCAAGTGGACTACTATATTTTTTGAAATCATACCCTGCATCCTTCAACTTCTGTGTCAAATTTATCGCATCATCAAAAGAAAAGAATGCACACATGAATCCCTCTAATATCTCATCATAGTATGTGAATCTTGATGGGTGTCTCAGTATAGTAAATGGGAAACAAGTTCTACTATTTCTTAGGAACATAGATGTGTGTTTATAACATGCATCAATCCATATTGTTTTTGATCCACTGGGAAAAAATAGATGTGGATTCGCTTTGGGATAAAATGATAGTCGTCTTGGGCAATCAATATCAACATCTAATTTTATATACTCCCATGGTGTTATAGATGTGTCTATCGTACCATCATGAAAACAAACATACCTTACACTAGGATGGTAGTAATCTGACACCAGATTATCATATCCATTTGTGATGCATGTGTATACTATTATGTCACCTACATCTGTGAATGTATTAGTATTGAATGTCCTCTTTTCTACAGGTAATATCTTACGTATGGTATCAACTATATCACCTTTGGGTTCATGTAACTTATACGATTCACCATATGATTTTACTCTGGTGCTCTTAGTCATGTCGATGGCAAGGTCTACTCTATGTGCCTTGACAACCAAGAACTCTGCAATAGAACTTGAAACTTGATCTCTGTTTACACCACTGTCGTACCATTCTCTCCAGACCTTACACCACTCTGTAACTTGAGGTGTCAATCTCCTCCATATTACACAGTTGATTGTTTGATCATAGAACTTGACTGGAAATTTTATATCCTTGATACGTTTACACATATCAAATATCTCTTCTCTTGTAGAGAAACCATGGTAATATAACTTCTCAAATTCTTTGATTAGAGTTCTCTTATCGGGGTGTCTTTGGAGAACAAAGTCATGCTCTTCAAAAATAACTTTAGAAAACTCTATCAGTTCTTTTGTTATAACATATGAAGCATCTATCCAAACAGTAACTGTGTCAGGATGAAAGTATAAGTGTGGGCAATGTTTAGGATGATATGATTTTCTTACTGGACACTCTTCATCTATATCAATCTTTATGTACTCCCAACCATCTGTGTCTGGTTTGTCACCATCGTAGAAACATATAAATTTTACATCTGATTTAGGTGGTGCTGATAGTTTATCATACCCATTTGTAATTGAGGTATAAAATATCATCCATTCAATTGTTCTTTTGGTTGTAGTTGACCTGACAACTCTCCTAATTTTCTATTCGTTACTTCACCTGGTTCACGGGAGAACCATCCAGTCGCTATGTATTTTGGTGTATTACCTGTAAGAAATGCACCTCTATGTACATGAGTATATGCTGCAGGCCATAATACTATAGTTCCTTTCTTTGGTTGGAATGATACTTCTTGATGGAAGAAATCAGTAGCACCACCACACTCAACAGGTACATCATTTAGATATATCATCCATGTCAAAACTCTATCACGGTATAAGAAAGCACCATTCTCTGAATGCCATACGTGATACCCACCACCAGAGTTTGTCTTCTGTACCTTGCATGTCCAAGAAGAAACAGGGTCTGATGAATCTAAAATACCTTTCCATTTATTTGCGTAGATTTCAAACGCTCCACCCACTGCCCGATTGACTTCCATCGCAAGAGAAGGATCACAAATCTCAAGATATAATTGCTGATCTTTTCTACCTAACTCACCTTTCTTTCCAAACTGTTTGCTTCCATCACTTGTAGGTGAGAGTGTAAGTTCTTGACCTGCCACCTCTGTGACTTTGACTTCTTCTATATGTTTCTTACTATACCAAAACTCAAATGAATCTATTATAGCATCACAAAAATCCCACTTGACAAAATTATCAAAGACACCTATGGCACCATGGTCAACCATGCCTGTAAAATCAGGTTGTTTTTCACCTTGTATGACAACTTTATTATGACTTTGATCGTATTTTGCTCTTTCAATTGACATTTTCAGACTCCTGTTTGCCTTGGTTTATGTACACCTGTGGTGGTATTCTACCACAGTATTCATCTAGTTGCATGACTTCTTGTATTTTTACATCAGCACCCTGCTCTCTCCAAAAATCAGTGAGTGCATGATTACTATTCTTGTGAAAGATTTCTATATGCTCTTCGTGTATAGCAGAACCCATATCTAATCTGTAATTGAATAGTGGTGTGGCATATGATTTACCACTGTCAAGTATCAAGTCTTCGGA